ATTGTGGAGATCAAAAATCTGGTGTAAGATTTACTGAAGAACAAGTTAGATCTGTATGTGATGTGAAAGGTAAAATATATGTATAAAAGTTTACTACGAAGATTAATAGAAGAGTTTGATTTGTCTCATATTCCATCAGACGACAATCAAAAAAAAGAAGGTGAAATCGATTTGTCTCATATTCCATCTTCACAACCAGAAGAACGAGAAGAAGTTCCTACTCGCTCAATGAGATTGTTAGGAATTGATAAAACAAAAATCAATGATGCACTGAAACGATTGACATCTAATCAAACCACAATTCCTCTTTCAAAAGTAAAAGAGGAATTGGCTAAGTTCAAAGTTCAAATCATTGAACATGATAATCTAGTCAAGAAAAAATCTGGTAGTGTCGAATATGAATTGTCGCAGAATGGTAAGCTTGTCAAGAATGTCAAGCTACATATTTACTGGAATAAAACTAAGGATGGATTGGATCTCAATATCTACTTAGGATAATTGCACACATTTATACAAATCATTGTACTAAATCATACAAAAAATTGCACACTAACACTCGTTATGTTAGTGTGTAATTTCTTAGTTACTGTCCCAAAAGTGTTTACACTCTTTTCCTTCTTCGTAAAACTCAGAATAGCACTGCCAACGTTCATCAGTCTTTCCAATCAACAGCCATCTTCGACAACAACCTTTCTTATCACATTTACTTCCATTGGAACATAAAGAAATATCCATACCATACCTTTCTCATTTTGGATTCCTTTTCCAGAACTCAATCTCTTTTCGAGACAACTTGAAATTACAAGTAGCATCTAGTTTGTGTATCACTCTAACAGTGAAATCTTTGTAATTCGATTCAGCGAAATCAAACCCATACTCTTCCATCAGGATTGCAAAAGCAAGTTGTTCTGAACCTTTCGTGTTTCCCCATGAGAAACCAGAAAAGGATTTGAAATAATTAAATGATTCATCAACTGGAAATTCATAACCAGATTTCATCACGAATGGTTTTCCATTCTTAAAAGTTCCTTCGTACATATCGATTTCCTTTCTATATCAATCCCACCACTGATCTATTTTGTTTAGGTTTTTAAGCCATAAAGCTTTACACTTAGCATCCATTTTCCTTCCACGTTTAGAATGTTCTTTGAAGTCGAAAGAACATTCTAGTGACTGTGGTTTACATCTATACAGAACAGGAATTCCATATTCATCTTTTGTTATATCTTCTTCGTCATGATCAAACATTGAAGGTTCGTTTGGAAACTTAGCTTTATGTTTTTCATACTCCAACATTGTGTAATGTTCTTCTCTCCACATGTCCATCAGTTTTCTGGTCCAAGCAATTCTTTTACCAACATGTTTAGCTTTCAATACAACTGGTTTATCTGATAGAAAGAAATCTTGCATCTCTTTCATTTGCATATCCATCATATTTATGAGAAAAATATAATCCCATACATCATTTTTCCAGATAAGAGGAAACCAGATGTATAGATTTCTGACACCACGCTTGATGCAATACCACGGATGAAAAATAAGAATGTTCCATATTTTCCACCAATGGAGTTTAACTTCGATTCGTGACATCTTCCTTGATGGATGTTTCATCAGAATAAACAATTCTTCGAAAAAGTATTTGACTTCAAATTTCAATTCACGAAAGAATGACATATGTACCTCAGATTTGTTTTAGTGGTGACTGTGGACGTGAATGGTCATGATACCATTGGAATATTGGATTAAGAACCTCTGGATCATACTCTGGTGCTTCTGGTAGATACATCCAATGGGTTACAACATCAAAAGCTGGATGCCATTCATTTTCACTATCTAGTTGATAAAATCCTTCAGAATCGTATACATTGTTCTTATATACCATAGTGGTAACTGTATAACCCATACCATGATTTATTTCATCATAACAAGGATCGAATGATGCAACAATACAAGACACACCATATTTTCCTTCTGGTATTTGTGGTTTACAATCTAACACTCTATTCCATTTCATCAGTAACTCACTCCACGTCTGTAGTAGACTTCATTTAGTTTTGTTTCTAATTCGTTTATCCAATTAGTAAATGTTACATTTTCTTCTCTAAGATGAGTGATGATAGTTTGTAGATTTTCTATCCTTCCCATATAGTCAGCTTGAATTATTTTGGCATCAACTTTATCCAGAGGAACTGTTTCACTCAGAGTTAAAATGGTTGAATTGGTTGTGAACCAACCATCGAACAATGGCGTATCGGCATCAGTTAATTTATGTTGACTCATTGGATATCACCCTTCATTTTTCTTTCTATATTAAAAATACAGTTTTTAAGTTTCTTATTTTCTTGTTCAGCTGCATATAAAAGATCAATTGTTTTTTGTGCTTTTTCTTTATTTGTCACACCAGTTACCATATTTGAAATTTGAGATAGTAGAACCTCTAACTCACTAAAAGGTTCAAAATCTTCCCCACCTTCAAATTTATTATAAAAACAATTTTTATATAGATAATTTACAATTGATTTTGCGACAGCTGTTGCATTTTCAACTTCACCTTTATAATCCTTTAATTCATTTATCGTTTGACTTTGTATTTGGATTGTTTTTTTATGATGTTCAATTTCTTTCAATAGTTTTCTTTCAGTAAAAAGAATTTCTTTATCGGTTAACTTAACATCTTGTTTATATTCACCTTTATACTTTGGTTCTACATAAGCAAAACGAACATTATTGGTACAAAGAGAACTAATAAGTTCGTCAACAGTCATATTCATGAGTTCTTCTTTAGGTATATGACCACCAGCTTGTTCAATTGAAATACGAAGTGATTCATACATATCAATAGCTGAGTCTGAAATTAGTTTATGATGTTTATCATTCATTTAATTATCTCCATATCATCTTTATTAATAGCTATAAGTTTAAACCTAGAGTTAGGTTTAATGAATTTAATTAAAGAAGACGAATCTTCTTTGGTCACAAATCCTAGTACATCTGTATCGAATGTGATATTCATTTCTTTAACAAAGAAATCACATTCAAATGTCTCTGGTTTTATTTTCCTTTTGATGACCCAATTATCTTTCAATAAAAGTTCAGCTGGAATTGATTTAAGAATATCATGAACAGTAGTAAGTCTATCATCAACAGTATAATCACAATTTGGTTCATTACCTTGATTGTAGATTACATCACTTTCTTGAGCTTTCTTATTAATAGCATCAATTATTGTCATCGTGTAATCCTCTTAGAGATTGAATAAAGTTCCATTCCTGACGTGTGAGTTTATGATAACCTAATTCTTGCAATTTGTCAATTATTGTTTGATCTTTTAGATCCATATAAGATTCTATGACTACAGAAGCAACATTTTCAATAATCTTTAGTTGTTCTGTATCTTCTATATATTGAATTTTGAATTGAAGAGGATCTATTGAAGGTGTTATACAATTAGGAGTCAACATATTTCCACAGTCACACGTAGCCCACCACGGAGGAAATTCAGTTTCTATATGAACAAGTTCATATAGTTTTTTACACTTTGGACACTGTAAATTGTGAGTACCATAGTCTTTCATTATATTCTCCAATGTATCAATAGTTGTTCCTGAAGTATACATTCTTCTATAATCTGATTATCTATTTTATCTGACATCTGCTGTGTTAGTTTTTTGATAAGTTTACTTTCCCATCTTTTATATTTTTTATCACTGGTTTTTTGTTTATGTGATTTTCTCATAAAGTTAAGGATTTCCTTCTTTTTTTACTAGACACTTTTTAGCTTCTTGGATTCTTTTTTGCATTTGATTCAAAGAATTTAAATCTTGTTTGATTTTTTCCTTTTCATTTCTAATTCTCATTTCCAAATCAGCTATAGAAAGTCTAGCTAAATTTTTAATATTATCTTCTTTAAGAATTGTATACCTGATCACCAATGCGCAACAATATACTAAATCAGAATTAAGTTCATGATATTTCATTTAATTCTCCAAAACTTTCAATATTTCACTCTCAAGCTCTTCGAGAACTTCTTGTACTTCATAAAAATCTATACCTTTTTGAATGTCTGAAGGAGTATAAGAATGTTTACCTAAAAGTTTTTTGTTTAGTTCAATAAGATTTTTGATATCATCGTAACGAACATAATCACGAGAACCTTCTATAACGATTTCTGGATCATTTGTATATCTTAATTCACTCAAATCATATAGTTTTAACATATCAAACTTCCTTTTTAATTTATAATCCTCATAATATACCTTAATTTTAATCAGTATCCTCTACACTGCTCACACTAACTTCTTTTGGATTAGCAACTATAGCTTTCATTAAATTCAAAAACCATGCTTCAAACTCTTCTTGGTTTAAAGAAGTTTCAATAGAAACAATAGCACTACGTTTTTGATACTCAGATTTAATCATATCAAAACCTCCTTTTAATTTATAATTCAATATAACATGACGAAGAATGTTTGTCAACATAAATTAAGGGTTTCCGTTATAGCATCTTCCATAAACTGTATTACAAATATTCAAAGAACCATGATACATTTCAACTCCGTTGAATAAATCGCAGTGATGTGTATATCTGAATTCCACTTCAATGTCAAATCCTTTTTCAGGATTTCTCTTTAATCCAATCTCATGTTTTTCTATCCTAAGAAAGTCACAGAATATCCATTGACAACCATCACAGCAATGACCACCAGATTTAGTTATCTCTTTCATTTTACTAACCCACATCTGCCAACCCATTCTTCTTTTGGAAGAAGGATAGGCATACCAAACTGTCCAACTTTATATTGATTCCATATCCACATCATACATCCAGAACCTAAACAGTTTACGTTGTCAACTCCGTAATGTTCTCTTCCATCCCTGTTGGCAGTCACTCCAATACTAATTTCGCTGCTGATAACAGCCGTTTGACGCGACATTGGACACCATTTAGTTTTAGCTTCTTCTTCTGGTATGTAGTTCATTTTACGTTCCTAACATTTCGATTTGCAATTAAAACTTCAGCAGAATAAGCCCCTTCAAAATTATCCTGATCATATGTAAAAACACTTCCTAGTATATGTCCTTTTGGTGCATCTTTTAGATACATAAACTTATGTCCACCTACACAAGTACCAGATTCTTGTTTAAGCATTTCTTTTACATCATCAACTCGTTCAAACATAATAGATTCTGCTTTTGTGAACAACTGTTTTTCTATATTTTGTTGGATGAAATTATTCATTCTTTATTCCTCTCAGGCATGATAGACAAAAATAAAAGTCCAATCGCAGCTCCTACTAACGGATCGCTAAGTTTTTGTCCAATGATAAAACTACCAATTGCGATCATAGTACATTTAATCGTTTCAATAACCATTATACATATTCCTTAATATTTTGTTGCATGAAATTATTCATTTAGAAATCCTCAATATAAGTAACAAAACAACCAAATGCTAAATTGCCATCCATATTAACAGATGTAGAAGATTCAGAAGAATCAGAAACCTGTAGATTTAATGCAATTGGTACAACTTGATTAATTTGAATCATTGTTCCTGTTTTATTAATATAATCATATTGCCAATCTTCAAATTCTTCAGCTGTTACAAAAATTTTATATTTGATTACTTTTTTCATTTTCACACCCATTCCTGTATCTTAGTTAGAATCATATTACAAGCTCTGATATATCCTTCACATTCGATACTTCCTGCTGTCAGACCATCCTCTTTCATTTGTTCATATAGTTCTTTTGCTTCTTCTAGTTCACCTTCAATAATATCAATACATTGATTTTTAATATTTTCAGTGTTATCAATCACAGTTGGTTCAAAAGCATTCAACATTCCAAGAATATTCAAACGAACATTTTCCCAATCTTTTGTTCTTTTATATTTCATGGAAGGAAATTTAGTATCAGATTTTACTTCTAAAGTTGTTTGGAATTCTTCGTTCTCTGTAGTCATATTATTCTCCTTCACCATTGTATTAAATTCTTATTATATTTGGTAACTAATCTTTCTAGCCCATATAATATTAAAACTGGAATTGATATAAAAAATCCTAATATACATCCTAATAAAGAAAATATAGTAATCCTTTTATAAGCTAAAATATCAGCAACAGAAAATACCCCTATAAACATACAAATGATAGCTATAATCATATACATACCAACAGGCATATCTTATTCTCCTAATAGGATTAGAATGTTATAAATTTGGATTTCGGATGGTGAAAAATTCCTAATTTTCCTATCTAAACCAGAACCATGTCCTGTATCAACCCATTCCCAAAGTTCATCATTTTTGATATAACGACCATCATAAAGTTTGATAATATTCTTTAAGAAATTAACAATAACATCTTTCTGTTCATAATAGTCGAGTTCAATTTCTTCTTTTTTAGTTATTGTGATTTTCATTTGTTAACCTTCAAATATACATAAACAGCACAGGCAAGCTCGTCAGGATCAATCAGATAATTTCTCCATGATTCTATTGATCCATTCGTCTCAACATGAAATCTTTCATACCACTCTTGTTGCCTAACCCAAGTTATAAGTTTTCCAAAACCATCCCATTCAGAATACTTATGAAACGTATCTACAAACTTTAGACAGTCTGACATCATTGTATTACATTTAGAGCAATACAACTCACCCCATTCGTCATTTGTTTCAACCCATTCATGCCAACATTCACCCATAGCTTCAGTTAGGAATTTATCACGTTCGATATTCATTTCACCCTCGATAAATGTAATTTTTTCTTTATAATTCATTTTGACATAAATTGATATTCATGTCAAAATGAATTTAAGCATATATAGAAAAAGTCGTCATCATAGATAAATCTCTCTTTTGAGTCTTTTCTATTTGTTTGATGCTAATAGAATTATTCTTTTGTCTAGTATGAGTTATTTGTTCATTTATCCATGAGCTAGCAGTACTTGTAGCTTCTGGAAGAGTTACCTTATACATCTTCTAAAGGACACCATTCAGTAATTTCAATAAATATCTCTTTACCAAAAGCACAGATTTTTGTCGTATCTAACAAATTGATATGGTTACAAAAATGTCCACCTTCAATAAACATATCTGGAAGTTCTGTTTCAAAATATGGGCAATCATTACAAGACTCAATTTTGATAATTTTCATAATACCTCTGAAAGAATTCGCCAATCACTCAATTTATTATTATCAAAAATAACTTCAACGGGTTTATTAGCAAGTTGATCAATTGAAGAAACGTCAGCATCAACGAGAATCTTAGTTACTTTCTTCAACATCTCAATATGAGCTTTATCCCTATCTTCTTCAGTCCAGTTAGTATATTCTGATCTTCCCATTTCATATGACCATCCACCTGAAATAAAAGTAGATACACCCCAATTATCTTTGGTAGAACCAAAATCCAAATATAATCCAAATTCACATTCTTGATATCCACCAAATCCAAACTTAACGGACTTGATTTTTCCTAGTTTAGTTTCAGACATTGTGTTCTTCCTCACATTCATTATATTCTAACACTGATGTAAGTTTCTGTGCATCATCATATTTTGTTGGTTTTGAATTATATTTCCACCATTCAGCACAATCACTTTCTCTACGAGACAACCACCAATCTTCACCAACCACAACTAAAGTTTGAAGAATCTCTGCACCACTATATCCATTGTCATAATCGACATTAGCAAGTACAAGAAATTCATCATGAGTGCATGTATACTCTCCATCTTCAGTACCAATCCACAGCACATCTTTATAGAAATCTTTTTTATACCTATCCAGTACATTCATAGTTTCTTTCACAAGATTTACAATTGCCATATCATTCTTTCCTTTCGAAACATTCATCACAAAGATAACTAATCCAATCTTTTCTTGATCTCAGTCCAACTTGCATCTTTCCACATTTGGCACATGTATGATCTGTTATAGCTCTAGCATACGAAATCATTTCTGTCAAGATATTTCTATCATCATTTTCATTTTCTACAGTCGCATAGATTCGTAGACAACCAAACTTCTCTTTGATTTGTAGGATGTTAATCTTATAGTTGTTCTTCTCATGATGAAATTTTGCTTGCTGAAGAAATTTCTCTATAGCATACATCCATGTTGAAGGTACTTCGAATCCCCAGAATCTATCGTCAAAGTATTCTCTGTAGGTTTCTAGCATCTCAATTTGTTGAGAATAATCATGTTTACCATCTTCTTGTATTAGTTTATATAATCTAATTCTTTCGTCTATCATCGAGAATTCCTTTCAGAAATTGCACCAGTTCTTCAACCTGTTGCATTGATAAAACTGTGTCTTGAAAATGATTCCAGTGTCTATTCTTGACTCCAAACACATACAGCAACGCAATCCATAATCTCTTGTACCAACGATGTGCTGGATTCATTTGTGTGTTGATATAAATCTCAGAATCAAAATTGTCATCTTCATCGAACCAAACAAACCTGACAGCATGATCTGAATCTGAACATTCACAATCAAACCATTTTGTTCTCAACATTTTGTTTTCCTTTCTCATGAGCATCAAATCCAGCATCAAAGAAATATTTTCCCAACTGTTTTCCAGTCAACCTTTTATTGAAAGTTCTTCTGTGAGTTTCCCACCATTCTTCAAACAACAGTTCTTTGTTCATAGCCCCAATCCTTCCCATGCTTCTATATCACACAACTGCTCCACTTCAACTGTAACCCATCTTCCATTCTTCATGCAAGCTGTGGTAACACTTTCATCATAAAGATGGATACAGGAAGCACAGACACCTTTAGTTTGTAACAAATCATGTACCCTTTTTGTTACAGTCTTAGACCATTCTCTATACTCTATAGCTAGAGGATCATTAGAAGTATACCAACCATCAGGCATAGGTTCGTATGGGATACCCTTAAATTCCCAAAAAGACATTTGATTCAATATTGTCTGTGTCTGTGATTCCAAAACGAAATGATTAGACATTCATTTATTCTCCCATTTCATAGATCTCATATCTTCATACCATCTTTCGATGAAAGTTTCTTCACTATCATCACCTTCAAACAGATAGTCAAAACGATGTACTGATATTTCACAATACTTCAGCATAAAGATTTGTGTCATTATATACGACTGACGTTTCCTCTGACATATCACCAAAGCTAGCTTTCTCTTCTTCTAAATGTTCAATTACACTTGTTATTTTGAATTTTAGTCCAGTACCAGACATAGTTTCCTCCATTCAATTTTATATAAATATAAACGATTGAAAAAACATTGTCAATTCTTTTTTGAAAGGTTGTTATGCTGGAAGATTTTACCCATGATATAAACAAAAAACTATTACAATTTGATGGTGATGCTTCGTTAAAACCATGTAGAGCTAATCTACCTTATACATTAGATCATGTCAAAGAAATTAAAAAATGTAAAGAAGATATCATATATTTCCTAGAAAACTATTATTATATTATTAACTTAGATCAAGGTCTTATAAAACCTAAACTAAGAGATTATCAAAAAGAATTAATTAAAATCTATGAAAAAAATCAACGAGTCGTAACACTAGCAAGTAGACAGGCAGGTAAAACATCTACCACTGTAGGTTATATTCTTCATTATATATTATTCAATGAAGGAAAGAACGTTGCTATTCTTGCTAACGTTCATTCTATGGCAATAGAAATCATCTCAAACCTGAAGCAAGCTTTTTCTCTTTTACCAAAGTGGTTACAACAAGGCGTTAAAGTTTGGAATGAACGTACTATCAAACTAGAAAACAAAGTGAATGTATATGCGGCAGCAACATCTAAACAAGCTATTCGGGGGAAATCAATAGGTTTGCTCGTTCTCGATGAGCTTGCCATCGTATCTAATACATGTTGGAAGGGATTCGCTTCTTCTGTATTTCCTACCATTTCATCTGCAAAGACTTCTAAAATTTTAATTACTAGCACACCGTTAGGAAAAAATCACTTCTATAAAATATGGGAAAGTGCTAATAACAAAACACAATGGAATGGTTATATTCCTTACAGAATTGATTGGTGGCAAATTCCCGGTAGAGATGAAAAATGGAAAGAACAATCCTTAAAAGATTTGGATAATGATTTACGTGCATGGCAACAAGAATATGGTAACTCTTTTGCTGAATCTGGTTACACTCTTATAGATGGTAAAATATTATCTGGTTTAGTTCATAAAGATCCAATTGTATGTAATATAGATTTACATGTAAAGTATAAACAATTTTTATCAGTGTACGAAGAACCAAAATTAAATCACAAGTATCTACTTAGTTTTGATTCTGCTGAAATGATGGAAGATACTACAGGTGATCCATTAGCCATACAAATACTGGATGTAACTAACCTTCCTATTATTCAAGTAGCAAGTATGAACATTACATCTGGAATTTCATATTTAGAATCTCCAGAAATAATAATCAAACTAGCTCAGTACTATAATGATGCTACAGTTTTTATTGAACAGAATTCTACTGGACTTGAAGTTGCAAATGTGTTGATAGGGGAAGATTATGATTACCAAAATGTATATTATCAGAAACCAAATCTTCCGGGATACAAGACTTCTAAAAAGACGAAAAAGATTGGTTGTTCCAATCTAAAATTCGTGATAGAAAATTCCAGATTAGTCTTACACGATTATACCACAATAAGACAATTGGAAACTTTCGTTAAAAAAGGAAATACTTATAAGGCTGATGGTTCTTTCAAAGATGACTTGGTTATGTCCCTCATAGGAGGTTTGTTCTTCATGCAAGATAAAGACTTCGATGGAATAGATAAAATGGATTTCGTAAACGGAACTATAAACAAGACTGAAGAAGAAACTGAAACCCAAGTTGTCTATGGAATCGATGATGTTATTATTTCTGCTGATCTACTTGATCTTGAAGACACGTCATGGATGCTTGATAGATAGTAGCTTTAAAATCTTTCAACTTTTGCATCGTGAGTGGCTTATCTAAAATCACTATATTCTTGTATTGTGGATTCAAATCTTTAGTAAAAGCTGATACAACGATGATAGGTAAATCACACTTAGACCTGATATAGTTTATTAGTTCTATTCCATCTACGTTTGGCATCATGATATCAGTCACAACAAGATCGTATGTGTATGTATCATAGAATTCAATAGCTTGACTTCCATCGATTGCTTGTGTTATTTCACAATCTTCGAATACTGTTTTAAGCATCTTATAAGCAACGAACATAGAAACTGGTTCATCTTCGACAAGTAGGATTCTCATATCTATCTCTTCCTTTTGATATAAAGTGGAATTCTGACAATCCTTTTGTTCCTCTTTCTTTTCACTTGAAATGTTTTTGTTTCTGTGAAAAGATACGAAGAAGGAACATAAAAATCTTTCCAATATGAACTATCTGCTGCAGAAGTTCCTGTTGATTCAGAATAATTCGATTCTGTCGGTTTACGTTCTGGAGAAAATTTGTAGAAAAATACAAAGTAATATGCGATTAAAGCAGCACAAAATACCAATATGAATTCTATCATTTGTTCCACGACCTTTCTACCATAGATATCAAAAGTGATTCAATCTTATCAAAGTCTGGTGTTGCTGGTACAATTCCCCTGAAATCTTCCAACTCATTCTTATAGTGTTCGATCATTTCATGAACTTCTTTAAGTTCAACTTCCCCATTCCTGACTTTCAACAGCAATTCTCGTTGAGCAAGAGGAAAAGTAATTCTACCAGTCTCTAACAATTCTTTCCCTTCGAATACCAACCTGAGAGTATGCATAAGGAACTTTGTATCTACTCCATGACGTAACCACAGCTCTTGTCTGTGTGATGCTTTAGACAGCCTTGTGGTGATTGAGTTGTATACTGACGACATCTTTACATTCAGATTGAAATTTAGTCCACCAATGGAAGCATGGTCTTTATGAAACTTTATCAGTGGAGTTATTCTTGAATCTATATACTGCATCTCAATCAATCTCTTCTTGTCCAGAACAGATGAATAGATCTCAGAGAAAGCTTTCAAATCAAAGAAGTTGTCTGGTTTGACTGCTGATTTCTTCATCTGTGAAATAGCATACCCAATGAATTTCTGTCTGACCAACAGAGAAGGAAACAAATGTGCATTAGCAATCAATTCTTTTCCAAACTCATTCCGAAACAGAATTGAAGAATGTGAAGGGTATAAAAGCTCGATTACGTTTGGATTGCCATCAGCAGCAAGTCTGATGAAATTTCTCAGCTCAAAGAACTTTTTGTCAATAGCATCAGCATCATTCTTTCCATCAGCAGTTTTTGAAACGGTTGATAGATCTACTTCCTTGACAGCATTCAATCCAATGTAGTATTTCTTATCGGCAATGAACACACCAACAAAGTCTTGATCTGATTCTGGTGTGTTTGTTCCATATAGATGTGAACCAGTGATAAGTTCAAGTATTTTATTCTCATTTACTAGATGTTCGTTATTCATACAGTCACCTTAAATGTAGTTTGTTGTTGAGTGAGAATCAGAGTTCCATCAGTAGCTTTGACTACATTCCATGTTTTCCAAAACTGGATATACTGTTTCACAATTTCCTCACATTCGAATATAGTTCTCTTGTCAACATCTCTCCATGAGAGTTCCAGTACTTCAGAATCACAATTCGATTAAGATCAATCCACTCTAAAATTTTATTATATTCTTTTGTTGAAAGTTTACACTTTCCTTCTACCACATTCTTATTGGTTATGTCAATAACAAAATTATCTTCTCGTGAAAACTTTCCATATACATTTGACACTTTTATTCTAGGTCCATGCTGAACTTTGGTGTCACCCTGAGAGTACACATGAATGACTATATCCTTTAGACCAGTATCAACAAAATCTAGATTAGCATATTCGTACAATGGTTCTTGTAAGTATTGGATGAACTTAGCATTCATACAAATCTCTTATCTGTGAACCAGAATCCAGTGAGAGAAAAAAGATACCAATCTATTTGTATTTGAAATTTGTATTTCAGAGTTTCTGGATCGTAAAGTTTTCTAATCTTTATCATGACTCAAATCCTCATTTGATGATATTCAAATTCTTCTTCAGTCAACACTTCATCAGAACAAACATTGATATACAGTTGGTTCTCTGGATCATAAATCCATTCATCATCGTAGATAATTTCACGGTCGATTATGTTCATTGGTTTACCACCTTTCTTTAACGTTTGCTCTATCGAAAACTATTTCACCAGTTTCACAGAAGACGTTCCAATTATTTTTCAAACCATCTATTTCATATTCTTTAGTGAAACCAGTTCTTTTATAAACTGACATTACTGATTCAGCAAAAATAGCAAAATGGTTATATTGATTATATTCTTGTAGAAGACAACCACAAGCAGTTAATCTACCATTATCAAATCTCCACACTTTAGGTTTACAACCACAAAAAGGACATTCTTTCCATTCATCTATATCTTCTGGATACTCATAGAAATCGAATTCTGGAAATACATATGGATGCGATTGCACTATACCATAATCAGACGGTTTCATTTTATTCCTCTTGTCCTATAGTTTTAGATGAAAGGATTCTGTATACAGTTTTTTCAATCTCTACTTCTTTTGGTTTCCTTCTATCCATCCAGAACTCTCTTGGTATAGTTCCAGTCCACAACAGATGTAAATCATAATCAACTTGACGAACTAGCAGCAATACACAGTAACCATCATATTGTTTCTGAACTTGCTTTATCCATTTGAAAATATTCTTAGAAGCAAGATTCCTGTATACTATTGTATGATTACAGAGAGAAATATATTCATCGTTGGAAACATTCACTCTTGCTGGTGGAGGAACATAGTCAATCAGTTCCTCCATCTCTTTCAGACTCTTATAAAAATCTACATCATGCATAACATCCACCAGCAATAGCAAGTTGTGGTGAAGAGTTGTGCTGCACACCACGGAAGATTCCAGTTTTCTGTCCTTCTACATGTCCATGTCCATAGTGATTCTTGTCATATGACATTTTTGATTTTGTTGCTTTGGTTTTTCCATACTTCTCTTGTACATATTTCTTGATGTTATCGTTCTTGACAACAACCAGAGCATTGAGTGTTTCAGTCTCATACTTGTGAGCAACTTCATGGTCAGCTTTGAGTTGCTTCAGCTTGTTGCATACTGCATCAATGAATCCAATGGAGAAATCATTCTTAACTTTCTTTGCTCCAAGAGGACTCCACTTTTCTTTTGTGTGCTTGATTGATTTATAATACTCTTCTGACTTTTCACTCATAAGAGAAAGTACATAAGAGAATACATATGTTGCTACAGCAAGATCAGATTTAGAACCAATGAACTTGATCTTGTTGTCTACTTTATGATAACCAGTATGAGTTTTAGACAGAAGAGGTTTTACAAAGAAAGCTTCACCAATCCAGTAAGACAGAATAGTAGAAGGAGTGTTGAAACGTGATGATACAGCAAAGTCAATCTCAATAATATCTTCAATCTGATCTACAGCAAGTTCAGATTGTTCGATTGAGTATTGAATCATCAATGACCTAGCACGTTCCAGAGCAAGGGCTGCTTCGTTTGGGTTGGAAGATTTGGACAGAGCAAACAGTTTCTTGATCTTTTCGATGATAGAAGCATGTTTTTCTGGTGACATTTTATTTCTCCTTCGTTCGTTGAGTATGTCTCTTTATAACAGATGGAGAAGAGAATGTCAAGAGATTAATTTGGTTTTTCGTTCCTATATTTTAGACGCAACTATGCTCCTTTTTATCCCTTGAGACTACTCAGATAGTCAATGAGTTTAGGATCAATGATTCCCTCATCATTAGAGATATAATCGGATATCCTTTACATTTTCAACTTATAGATTTCTATATGAAATCATTTTGTTGAAATTCACCATCCCTTATCTCTATAATAAATTTATTATAGAAGACTTTATCCTCTTTCGGTGAAATTATCCAGTTTCCACTACTTTGACTTTGGAAACTCTACATAAACGGTTAGCATTGAGTTTTAGGAATTTATGTAGCTTTGAGAAGTCTTACCTCTTTGGAGGTGTCATTTGGTCGCTAGTTGTCAGGAGTGGACAGAGCTAGCACTAAGATTTCGAATAGATCGGGATCGCTATTCTCGATGGTAGAGTTGAGGAAGTAATAATACCGGAGCTTCCTCTCTCCTAGCACAGCCATTTATATTCATCTTAGGTTCATGACTCCTAAGAGCCTTATCCAGTTTTTGAAGTTTAAGGAACAACGGACACTAGCCAAACCGTCAATAATATTTATATTAGTTGAAAACTTTTGAATGCTAATTCATAGTTAAATTCTCCTGCATGAACTCTTTCTTCTATCATATTCTTAATCCAATTCCAATCATCGTCAAACTCATTTCCATATCTATAGTCACCTTCCATACTCCATATAGCAGGATGTGAAAAAGGTTCTACTAGACATGAAACTTGAATATTATCATACTTGATATTAGATTTATCAAATTGTCCTTCAACAACTTTTATTTTACAATCACACCATACATTCAGCATCCATTCGTTATGATTAACGAACATATCACATTTAGAATAAATCCATGTATCTTTGAAATCATCTGGTGTTAAAGGTTGTTCTAATTTATACAATATAGCATAATGTAATTTACCAGACTCATATTGATTTAAAAAATGTTCATTGATATCTTGATTATAAATTGTAGAATTGAATGAAACCATTGTATAATCTATACATGAACCATTCGACAAAGTAACTTTAAATGTAATAGGAATTAAATATATTTCACCTTCAAAATAAAAATCTACATCTATTGTTCGTTCTAAAGTCAAATTATAAAAATTCTCTGTGTTTACTTTCATTATTTTTAACCAATCAAGTCGAATGTTTTATATGCTAATTCGTAGTTATAGAAACCTTGATCAATTCGTTGTAGAACTAATCTAGCTATAGACGGATTTTGTATATGTTCACTCCAATCACGATAATTTGAATATAGTTGTTCCATCCATTTTATGTTTATATCAAAATATTCCAAATCAGTTTCAACGAACTGGTTATTGATAATTCTAATCTTACACTCACATTCTACATACAAAGTATATTGTTCTATATTACAAATCATTGAACAAAACCCATAGGCATAAGTATCAATAACATCATCTAATGTTATTGGAGATGAACATTCATACTCTATTTTTTGTAGATGTGATTGGTTTATTTGTGAATAGATAAACACTGGAGTTTTATCTATAGATATAATTTCATATCCAATGTAATTTCCTTCACGATATTTAACCATAATCTTGTATTGAACATCATCTATGGTGATGTGTTTCAGTAGTTTGTGATTAAAATCTACATTAATTATTTTTTTCATTAGTTCGATTCCTTTTGATTACAATTCTATCAATAACAACATGTTATCAGTGTTTTTATCTTTGATTAAAAATGAATTAGATTCCTCTAATTTATACTTGAATTGTAGATTTTTCAATTCTTTTTTCAACATATCAATCTTGTTAGTTAATTTCTTAGCTTCTTTAGAATCATTTTTATACTCAGCATCCCATATATCCAATTGCAATTGGTCAATCTCAGATTTTATGGTATCTATGCGTGTTGTATCTTTATCAAGTTCTTCTTTTTTTTCTTGTTTAGTTTTATAGCTAATCAATTCAATCTCAAAATCACCATCTTTTAATCTGAAGTTTCTGTCTTTCATAGATAAGATAGTAACAATATTATACGAATCCATAGCTTTATCTAATGATTGTCTAAGTGAACCTATCAGTCCATGTTTCCATTTATAAGGATCAGTAGAGTTTACATTTGGGTCACGTACAACAAAAGCTACTTCAAATCTTTCAACAAACAATAAACCATTATTAGTCTGAATACCTCTTCTTTTGTCATAAGAAGATTGTTTGTACCTTGAACGTAGAACGTTTAACGAATTTTCGGCAAACGAAGTAAAATCTTCATCTGTGTAATCATTCCACCATTTTCTTTCTTCTAGTCTATCAACATTACCATGTTTTGATATACTAACATATTGTTTATCTCTTGTAAAGATAATATTTTCGTGTGGGTCAATGTCAGTTTGCTGTTCAATAAGAATTATTTTCCATTGTTCAAATATACATTGTATCTGAACAAACTCACAAAATGGTATCATAAAAGTTCCTTTTATTCGTATAGTTTGACTCCAAGATTGGACTCTTCTGGACACAATCCTTCAAATCTATTTATCATTCGCATGACAACTTCATCAGGAACAACTCGCTCTCTGTTTTTATTCTGATGTATAGCTTGTACATGATCAGAGAAAATCTTCAGGAAAACATCACACTTCGAGAAGTCTATCATTTTATAGAACATCTTTCTAACTTGATAGTTGATGTTGGTGTTATCAACAATGATTGTTTCTATAGACGGAGTATGTAAAGCTTGTTCAAAAAGTGTATATACAATATAGAAAATGTCCTTACCATTCCCTTGAATGTTTTCATCTCCATAGAGCATATACCTGATAGCATCTGCATTGATTCTAATAATAGAAGAATCTACTAGATTAAAATTATTCTTAACCCAAGTCGATTTTCCTGCTCCAGCAGCACCTACGGTGAAGATAATTCGTTTCATGCTAGCACCAAATCCTCTGATGAATTTTTACCAAACACAACATCAACTTTTCCATCCTCTGACCAAATCTGATATTTAGTTCTAAATGGTTTTTCTGAAAGTACAATAGAACCTTTGATTGGATAAGTTACTTTTTCACCAGCAGAATTGTATGGTATATTGTATAATCCAATAACACGTTTACCACTTTTAGTTTTATATTCTTTGGTGAAATCAATCATTTACTTTTTCCTCTCATAGTTATCATTGATAATTTCATTAAATCTGTTTGTGTATAACACATTATCAATCACTGGAATAAGATAACGTGCGGCTTCAATCACATTCTTAAATGTTCCAAGTTTCTTTGCTGTAGTAAAACCTCTAATAGTTCTGGTTGATAAAACATTTTTGGAATACACATAATCAAAATCACAAATCAAAAGCTTCAATCGTTGTTCTAGCATACAGTTTACCCTTTCTGTTTACAAATGTCAAGATATTTTTTAGTATAAAAATTTTCTACATAGTTTTGGATTGCTTCAGTACCTTTAATATCAGATGGAAGTTCTACAGTAGTATCTACTGCTTTCCTGATATTAGAATAAATCTCTAGTTGAGTAGCAGACAGAGGCGAATCACAGTTACATGCTTTGATAAAATCATCTCTGAATTCTTTCCTGATTGAACGAATGAATCTAATCAGTTTCACAGGTTTCTTTATTTTTTCGAGTATATGAACTTTCATGTGATTCTTATGAACAACTCTAGATAGTTTCTGAGTATAAGAATCAAACTTCAATCTTTCCAGAAAGTTTTCCAGATGTTCTAGTCTGTTCTCATGGTTAATATGAGAAGGATATTCGGTTGGATCGGTAGACAGTTTACCAAAGTCATGAGACAATGCAGCTATCGCTACAGAAAAAGAATACCCATTTGCTTTTGCTGAATCAAACGAATTCATGATGTGATTGAAAGTTGAACCTTCTGGATGATATTTCTCTGGACCAGCAGGAACATGAACACATTTTTTCAGTTCAATGAAAAAGAATCTGAGTGCATCAAGTTCATACAACAATCGAAAGAACGTGGAAGGAACTTCACATTTGATATACATCTTTTGAAGTTCAGCTACCACTCTTTCTGATGGAATGTGAATCAGTCTATGAACAGATTCTTTCATGAGTTGTTTTGTATGAGGTTCTATGTCAAAACCAAACTGAACAGCTTGTCTACACAGTCTGAGAATTCTGAGTGGATCTTCTATGAAAGCATCTTTGTTTATAGTTCTGACAATTTTGTTTTGAATATCTTGAATACCATTGAAAGGATCAATAAGTGTTCCAGTAGAAACGCACTTAGCAATAGAGTTCATGGTTGCATCTCTACGAGAAAGATCTTCTTCGATAGAAACACCTGATACACATTCAAAATCTTGATAAGTGTGTCCAGTTGAAATCTCACTTCTCGAAAGAGCAATCTCTGAACCACAAGAAGGATTAAGGTATACAGGAAAACATCTACCAACACATTCTAGTTGTGGGAAAAGTGATTCGAATTGTTCTCTAGAAGCAACAACACAGTAGTCTATATCAGCATGAGAAATATTCAGCAGTTCATCCCTGACACAACCACCAACCTTGTATACTTGAAAATGTTTTGTTATTTGTTCAATCATTCTTATTTTCTCCCATAAAAAAGCTCTATCTTTTAGAGATAGAGCTTATCAAAAGTTTTGAGAAATGTCAAGCTTCATTTCAATTTTCTCTGGAATTGTTCTTCGAAATCTTTGATTGCATCTTCTTCTGTTTGTCCATATCCTTCTATGTCTCTGATTCCATCAACAAATACTACATACTGAGACTCTTCAAAATCGTAGACAATTTTAATTTTATAGTTCAGAGACATATTAGTTCATTTCCTTTCTATACATACACTCTACCCTTGACATCACATACAGCACGAACTTGTTCTTCAGTAAATTTTATAGTATTATTAGAACAATCAAAATTTNCACCAACNNNTGTNGGACNNCCTTCTAGTGATGTTAGATTATTACTATAACAATAAAAATCACCACCAACAGTTGTAGGACTTCCTTCTAGTGATGACAGATTATTATTAGAACAAAAAAAATGTCTACCAACAGTAGTTGGACAACCTTCTAGTGATGACAGATTATTACTATAACAATAAAAATCACCACCAACAGTTGTAGGACTTCCTTCTAGTGATGTTAGATTATTACTATAACAATAAAAATTTCCACCAACAGATGTAGGACAACCTTCTAGTGATGACAGATTATTATTACGACATAAAAAATTACCTCTAACTTTATACATAAATCACTTCCTCGAATATTTATCAGTGATGACACGTATCAGTTCATCGACATCAGAAATGTCAGAGAAGTTTTTGATCTGCTGAACGAAAGCTCCACCTTCAGGAGATGCAATAAAACTTCCGGGAGTCTTATGTTTTTTGAAAAAAGTTTTCAAATCAGACACACCACAATCTTTCAGAATAGATTCAAATTTTCGTAATGATAATGCAGGAAAATCTTTATCAAAAAACTCTTGCCATCCTTCTAAGTTAGAATCTTTGAAAGTAATTTTTATCTGTAGCCATGCAGACGATTCTTCAGCAAGGAATTGTTTAAATGATGGAATTTTAAAACTCATAGAACGTACTCCCTTAAAGCATTATTAAATGGAATATTCCAAACTGGTTCCATATAATCGTAAACTTCTTCTTCAATCTCTTCTACATTAAATCTACCTGAGAAAATATCATCACCCGATTCATAAAAATAAACTATAGCTTCATAGTCTTCAGAATTACAGCTTAATACTATATAGAATATTTCGTTATCTCCTTCTTCTTTCTTTACCATAAACATACCTGTTTTACTGATAGCTCTTGCATATGCTTGTTGAAAAGCTTTAACTTCAGACTTAATCTTGAGTTCTTCATACTCCATTGAAATTTTTTCTACTGTATCTGGAATGTAATCATCAAGTTCCTCTACAACATCATCCCAATCTTCAATGTCATTCTTTCCACCAGCTTCTACATACAATTTAAAAAGTGCTTCTTTGATATCATCTTCAATCTTATCTTTCAACATATCTTGAAGTTGATCATTGTATACATAAGATTCTGGTTCTGCATACGCAATCATATCTCTAATGGAATGTTGGTTAAACCATCGTGAAACTCTGTGTGGAGTCTTAGTTCTTTCTCCTAGAACAATATCATCTAACACAGTCATGTCATAATTTTTCGCATAACATGATTCACCATCAATCTGAATGTCTCTCCAACCATGTTCGTCTAGTAATGCTCTAACTGTTCCAACCCTAACTTTATTCAATTCATAATAATCATCATCGTACACTTTAGCTGTATCAAAACAATACTGTGTGATATCAACTTGTCCTTGTTTAGACTCTAACCATTCTTCCACAACTTGTTTGAAGGTTGATAAACTCTTTCCATAAAACTTATCACCTACATATAGAACGGTATCAGTTTCATCTTCTTCATTGAAGAGAGGTATGATTAATAGTCGTGAAATTGGTTTTTGAAGATTTGTATCATCGGCAGTTGTTGCGTATGCTACCAAACAACCAGCATCAATCTCTGTTGGAATGAAATGACTGTTTGATCCAGTTTCTAAATGTTTACATGAATCCCAACCTCTGTCATAAGACATTCCAGCAATATCATAAGGATGACGAGAAATAACCACAACCAAGTTTTCTTCATCTCCTTCATACGCAACTTTTCCTTTATGTCTTTCGTTGAATTTTTTTAGAAGTTCTTGATTTCCTATATTAGAAAGCAATCTTCCAATACGTTGTGTTCTATTGGATTTCTTAGATTTAGCTAGTCCATCTTTCCATGAAGCAATTTCATAATCCAATTTAGATAGTTGAGAATTGATTTCCTGATACACTGGATCTGATACAGCACCAGAAAGAGGAAGAGTGATTCGCCACTTTCCATCAAACCAATCTTCATATCGTTCCTTGTATTCTTCACCTATCTGTTGATAGATTTCTCTATACTTCGAAAGCTCAATTTTTTCTGTCATAGTACAGAAAGTTTTGAATGATGGAAATTTCATAGATGTTCCTTTTATATGTGAGATTATAGTATAAGTATTTATCTCAGTAATAAAAGTGTTTTCTCAAAATTATTCAGCTTCTTCAGTCCACTTTCTTTTATAGGTTCTGGTTTAAGATATTTGAAATTAAGAAACTTAGCTGGAATTCTTCCTCTATATGCAACAGCATTATCTTTCCCTATGATCGATTTGAAATAATTTGTCTTAGATAATTTTTCATATTCGGATTTAACATTCTCTAATATCATATCAATCTTTTCTTCATATCCATATTTTCTTCCGATGTATTTTAATTCTTCCGTAGACGATTCATCATTAGTTAACACTATATTTAAAATCTTTTGGTTTATAATTTTATTATAGAACTCATTAAAGTATTCATCTTTTTTAATTACACCATGTAACAAAATAGTCGAAACTAACTTTCGTATCCTATTTTGAATGTAATCATCATCTACTAATAATTTTGTCATATCCGGTACGGTTACTTCTATTACAACAGGGTTATCATTTCGTTTCTTAGCCTGTGATTTAGCATACAAATAAGCTAAATGTTCTGACGGAGTTAAATATATATTTTGATCTGTATGTGTGACTATAGTAGAAAGATTTCCTCTATATACAGATTGATATTCTTTAGCTAGAGTTTCAGTATCTATAGGTTTTAAACCCACTCGTTTTATATTATCTATAACTGATGAAGATGTTCCATGATATAAAATTAAATTACCAGTGACATAATGTTTTTCTATATTATGACTTATTTTATATGTGGTATCAATGATCCCATGTTTCAACAGATCATTAAAAAATCTTTTGATATATTGTTGGTTTCCAGTATACTTTTCCACAAAATCAGCAGCATTATTGGTTGCAGTATATATAATCGGAAATTCAATAGTTTTGTTTTTAGTATCAATGATAAGTTGCGTATCATAAAATTCATCATGTTCATAATCATATTCACTATAAGTTTGTTTTCCCTTTACATCCCTTAGTATCAATTTATGTTTGATTGTACCGGCAAAAAATCTATCAGCAGATTTATTCATTCTGTAATCATAAATCTCTGTAGTTTCTATCATGAAATTTTGTAGATATGCCATATCATTTTATCCTTTAAGTTTTTGATTATTTAGTCGTCAAAGAAAGAATTCATATCTATCTTCTTTTCAAAATTGAATCCTATCGAATCCATCACAATTGTCATAGGCTTCATGAACAACACTTTCCATTGTTCATCATAATCAATCTCAAACTTTCCTTCAAACTCTTTCGGTACTTTCTCTGGACAACCAAACACTTTACTTCCAAATATATTCGGTTGTTTGATATATATGTATCTCATCTTACTTCCAGATGCAATAGGTTGATATTTATTGTGTAGTTTATGTTCTACCAGAGCTTGATTGTAAATCAATGCTGCTCTTGCTTGTAGAGGGAGTCCAGATGTTTTCAATGTCAAAGGAATCTGTATCACACTTCCATCAGGTTGTGTTCTGTTTCCAATCAAGTTGATAGAAGTTGGTTTAGAAATCTGAGCAAAAGAACATTTGTAGAAAATCTTCTTGAACTCCTGAATCATCTCCATACAACGTTTATTATCTTCAGTGTCTACCATGACCTCAATAATCTTTTTCATTGCCTCACGAACGAAAGCAGGATATGCAGCAGTCTTAATAACAGCTAGTCCCTTTATCTTAAATTTTGGTTTGTCTACGAGATTAACACCTTCTTTATACACCTGTCGCATCAGGTATAGTTTCTTTTCGACAAAGATCGATTTATCCGCAATACATTCATGCTCAATCTCAATAGTCATTTTATTGACATTGATAGCAGAACCAAGACGTTGAACGTATTCATCGACACAAGGTTCAAGTACTTTCTTTTGATATTTGAGAATAAAATCTACAACAGTTTGTGAATAAGGAACGTTATTATTATATTTTTTATTGACAACTTTTTCTAAATTAAAAAATCCAGAATCAGTATCCTGATAAACCCATGAAATCATTGGGTTTTGTTTTTCTAAGTATGTATTGACACCTCTTGCACAAAGCTGTCCTTGAAGAGTAATAGCTTCAGCAATTCTTGTATCATAATAACGTGAAAAGTTACAGCCTAAAAATCCGTAGCACGAATTAATTGCAATCTTGGTTATCTGTGATTTAGATTCAAGTAGTTCTTTTTCTTGTTTATTTTTAGTTAATTTAATCTGCTTCTTAATCTCTACACGTTTCTGAAAAACTTCTGATACTACTGATGCTATGAAACTTTGTTTATCTTTATAGAAAAATTGTCCATTACAAGTATACGAAAGATTATGTTTCTCTAATATAGGTTTAATCTTTTCCAGTCTATCAATATCTAAACAAGCTTCTACACCAAAGAAACTTTTCCTTATTGCTTTGAGATCATCATGTTTATTGATGTACCATTCTGGTACAATAGTTTCTGGACCCATATTAGAAGAAATTAACTGGTTGGGATAAGAGCTTACTATGTCATATACAGTAACCCATCTATGAAGTCCACGTACAGGATCAAGAACATATCCACCTTCATAATCTTCTGCTCTTTGTACTTTCTTTGGTGGACACAGAATATTTTTGTGATATAGAACATTATAGAGATTTGCGTCCCACGGAGTCACTGTACCAAATATAGATTCCAAATCACATTTCATCATGTACGCATAGTTGATAGCAATATCAATGAACTTGAGTTTCTGATCTAACAGATACACAAGTTCAACGTCTTTCTGGTTGTATTCAATATACAACTGATGATTCTGTTCATACAGTTGATTGAGAGATTCATATTCGGTTTTGTATTCTAGTTTCTGATTACTAAGTTCAAGTGAAGAAATATTGTCAAGAGAATATGAATCTTTATTGTCGTAAGTAAATTTTTGATACAGCACTAGATAATCTAAAGTGGATATACCCTGAATCCTGTATACTTCTGTTTGTCTTTTATTGATTGTTGCATGTCCATGAAACAATCTTTTGTCAGGAGAAAGTCTGTTGGCAGCATCTTCCCCTAGAATTTTATTGATACGTTTAACTAGATAGGGGATGTCAAACCCGGAGATATTCCATCCACTTAGCACATCTATGTCTTGACGATTGAAAAAATCTATGATTTGTTCTAACAGATTTTCTTCTGATGAACAAAGAATGTATTCTGTGTTTGATACTGTATTATTATATGGTTTCAATCCAAATATGAAATACTGATTAGTGTTCATGTTCTGGAAAGTGATTGCTGAAATAAAGTCTCCATCGTTCTCAGGTTTAGGGAATCCACCAGAAGAAGATACACATTCTATGTCAAAATTATAGATGTTCATAACTTCTCGTTGTGGAGGTATTTCACCTTTATAATGTTCTGTGATGAAAGCAAGATGAGGATTGATATCACCATAGATATCAAACATGTTCTTGTTCTCTTTGATCCAATCCTTTGCTTCTGCGATGTTCTGGAATCTGATTGTTTTTAGATTGTTTCCATATATATCTTTCCAATCACTTTCTTCATTGACTTTGTATCCAAGTATAGGTTGGAACTCTACAACTTCTCTCTGCTTCTTTCCATTGAGTGCGTAGATATGTGTGATTTTGTTTGCAGAAGATTGATATACATTGATGTAAGATTTCAAGAGGGAAACTCCTTTGGTAAGAAAATGCTGGTGAAGATATTTAGTTCTTCACCAGCATTTATTGTAGCAGAATGGTTTTGATTTGTCAATTATAGTTCATCTTCTGAGATTTGTTCAATTACTTTTTCACCAGTGAGAACATCTATAAGATGATCAATCTCGTTAACTTCAGTCAAAAAGTTCTGCCTATCACTTTTCCATTTCCAATAGCTCTTGATTGCTTGTTTTGTAGCTTTTTTGCTCATATCATACTCTTTACAGAAATCAGTGAGAGCTTCATTGACAGTCTTAGCTGCATCCTTCTTAGCCTCTTCCAGTTCTTCCAGATGATCTGCAAATTCAATTAGTGTTTTCTTGTCTACCATGTCGTTGTTCCTTTCGTTAGTTAAGTATTTTGTTTCAATATTTGTGCTTCTTCTTGAGACATTCCATGAACAGACATGATATGTTGTTCTAGTTTTTCTGTTACAACTTTATGATTACATATAGGACACATACAGATTGCAAGTTTTGGTGTAGATACTTGTACGTCAGGAGCTTTACATTTATCCAACATATCTACATACATATCAATATTGGATTTAGGTTTCTTAGTGAACCATGATTTAATTTTTTGCCACATTTTTATACCTTTCTTTATGGAATTGGAGTATTTAAACTTATTGGGTATTTTTGATTACAAAGATTCCATGTACCTAAGATGTGTTCCCAAATAGTTATATCTTTGATATAGAACTTATTGAATATCTTATACAAATCTTTTTTGATTGAATTTGGAAGTTGTTGTCCCTTGTTGAACTTTCCATATTTAACTTTCAGAATTTGTAAATCTTTGATCTGTAACACGATTGACCATTCATTCTTGTAGTAGAAATGGAAAGATGGATTTCCAAATGGTTCATTATAAACCATGATGACATATTTCTCATCTCTATATACTGGAGCAAATTCTTCGTTTAAAGTTTCNTGTAGCAATCTTTCAAACAAAGTGAGAGTTTTATCTACCATATCATTATANCTTTTTATCTNTTAANANATTATACAAATCTTCAATNGTATNNGTAGGAATGANATTACCATCTTTGTCAGTTGCTGTCAAATCTTTTCTCNNACCATAATTCGTTTCATACAACCACCAACAAATCCATCCATCTTTATCATCGAAAATGATCTCTAGTAACGTCACAAGTGCTTCTGTTGCTGGATATGCTAGTTCTGATACAAACCATGAAGAAGAAATCTCTTCCATAGCTTTATTGAATAAGGAGTTCTTTTCTTCAGTTTGTTTGAGAGCTTCGATTGCTTGTGTGAATTGTTCTAATGTAAGTGTCATTGTGGTTTCCTTTTAATATTGTTGATATTGCTTGATGAATTGTTCTGTGTTCATATTACAACATCCAACACTTTCGTCATCATATGATGATTTAGACATCTTCCAGTTGACAGCATCGACATAGCAAGAGAACTTTCCTTCTTCTGTATAATATGATTTAGGATTNATCTCTAGTTCAATAAGCTCTGTTTCCATTTCTCTTGCTAGACATGTATCAAAAGACCATGNAATATAATGNTNTTNATGNGCTTTGATAAACTTNGATCAGATCAGATTTATATTCTGTGTTGATACAATCTTGTCTCCACTTTGGAAGAGAAAGCATATTCCCTTTGTGTTTCAATCCTAGACAGATGAATGATGTACCATAAGATTTAAGTTTGATAATATCTTCCATGATAGAATCGAATCTGCTGTGGTTGATCAATTCAGGAATAATATGGATAGCAATCTTTGCTCCAATATGTTGCAGATATTGTATCTCTGGTGTCATGTTTCTCACATCAGATTCTGAGACAGAGATACCAATTGTTCCAACCAAAGATTCGATTTGTTCCCAATTGTCAATACACCACTTCACGTTCTTAGTAGAGAAGTTTGCAGTGATTTCATTCTTCTTGAATGCTTGAAGAATTTTGATGAAGTCTGGATGTTCGGTGGGATCTCCCCCGCCGATCGCACACTCGCACAGTCCTTCAATGTGTGATAGATTATAGTTGATAAAATCGAGTAGCTGCTTTGTGTCAGCATGTTTTCCATCAACCTTAGATGATTGATAGCAGAAGTAGCATACACCATCACCAGGCTTTGCACTGTTTCCAAACTTACATTTCTCTGTGATTGACAAGTCAATCAACTCTGGACAAACTGATTTTGTTCGTGGAGTTGGATTGTCTTTGAACGAGAATGTAGTTTTAAATCCAGTTTTAGAGTTGTAGAAAATCCACCAGTCACCATCTTTGTAAGTAAGTAAAGAATCTTGACCACTCTCATTGAAATCAAAATAATCTGGAAGAGCTGGAGTTCCTTCGTATGAAGTTTGATATTCATCGTTGTCATTTCCACCAACAACAATGATATCATTCTTCATCAGATAGGCAGTCAGTTCTGATACAAACTCGTCATGAATCTCTTTATAGTCATCATACCACATTCCACGTTTGAGTGGAATTACCCAACGTGATTGATGATCGACACCAACAGAGAAAGTTTGTTGATTGTAATCTGGATCAATTGGATTACAATCAATTCCAGTCAGTTTTTTGATGTAAGTCCTACGAAGAACTGGTGGAATGAATCCTAGATTCTCCCATAGTTGAGCAAAGATATAGTTTTGTTTTGCTTCATCTGATGCAGCAACAAATTCATTCCATCCAAACTCAAGTTCACTTATAGAATCTTTATCTCTGTATTGCTGGTTCGTAATGAGAACAGAATGAGTTGAAGAAGAATTGGTAGCATGATTGATTCTGACATTATTAAATTTCATAGTTAGTTCACTTTCTTTATTGAATCTAGGAAATCATCAGTTGTCATTTGGCCCTGTGAATTCCAATATTCTATAAGTTGTTGTTTGTTTACAGATATCCATAGTTTTATAATTTTCAATTCTTTTTGAGATAATTTACATTCTCCTTCTACTATGCTTCCAGTTTTAACTTCTATTACAAAATTATCTGAATTGGAAAATTTACCATATACATTAGAAACTTTGACTCTAGCTCCATGTTGAATTTTAGTATTACCTTGTGAGTAACAATGGATAACTATATCTTCAATTCCAGTTCTACGGTAATCTAGATTAGCAAATTCATATAGAATTTCTGGTTGTTTTAAAATGAATTGTTTAAACGAAGGTAGATTCATTTTTTACCATCTTTGACAGTATTTTGTTGAAAACATTGTATAATCTTACCATCTTTTACACCTAGTTCATAACATTCTATGAGTTTATCTACAATATCTTCAAAGATAGATTCAACCTCACTATGACCAGAAGAATGGCCTTGTTCATAAGCAATACTATAAGCTAAGTCTAGTACTTCTTTTGGTGCTTTGTAATATGAATATAGCTCTTCTACCCATTCAGATATGATCTTATTTTGTTCTGCATAATACCAAGTATGCTG